GTATAAGGTCAGATAATCTGACAAAATTCCCGCAGCAGCTCTTTGCTCTCCGGTGCGGTAACTGGAACACATCGATTAATGGCGTGTATCGGTCGGTACAGGTCGGGACAGAATATAAAAACGAATACGCAAGCCCCATCCCCATCATGCCGACGGAGCTGCTGGTGAATGTGGAGGATGAAACGGAAAAAATCCGGCTTGCGTATTTTAAAAATGGCGGCTGGCAGAGCGTGGTGGTCCCGCGCTCCACGTTGGCCAACAAAAATAAAATAATTTTACTGGCAGACAATGGCGTTGAAGTCAACAGCGACAACGCCGGTCTGCTGGTGAAGTATCTGGCGGAGGTCATAGCCATGAACCCGGACATCCTGCCGCGGGTAAAGTCGATTGACCACATGGGCTGGTCCGATGCAGGCTTTGTGCCGTACACGGATGAGGTCAAGCTGGACTGTGAGGACCAGTATAAATCTCTGGTGCAGGCAGTCTCCAGCAAGGGCACGCTGGAAGAATGGGCGGCCTACGTCGCCCCGCTCCGTCAGAACCTGTACATGCGCCTGATCCTGGCTGCAAGCTTTGCGAGCGTGCTGGTCGAGCGTGTGGCTGCCCTGCCATTCGTGCTGCATCTTTGGGGTGGCACCGGCAGCGGTAAGACTGTAGCCATGATGGTGGCTGCGTCTGTCTGGGGTAATCCGGGCATGGGCAAGCTGGTGCGGACCATGAATATGACGGTCAACTCTATGATGAGTACGGCGTCTATCCTGCGTAACCTGCCGTTCTTTGGCGATGAGCTACAGACGATTAAAAGCCGCTTTGAAAATTATGACACGCTGATCATGCGCGTCACTGAAGGTCTCGACCGCGGTCGTATGACGAACGCGACCTTCCAGCGGCAGAAGTCCTGGCTGAACAGCTTTGTTTTTACCGGTGAAGAACCGTGCACGAAGTCTCAGTCCGGCGGCGGTGTAAAAAACCGCGTCGTCGAGGTAGAGTGCGACCAGCAGATAATTAAAAACGGCAATGCTGTGGTTAATTTTATCACGCAGCACTTTGGCTGTGCAGGCAGGGCGTTTATCGAAGCGCTGGAAGGGAAGAATCTTGCGGCTGATTACAATGAGATTATGCGTCTGGTGCTGGAAGTAACGGATACGACAGAGAAGCAGGCCATGGCGATGGCTCTTATGCTGCAGGCGGATGCGATTGCGAGCAAGGCCATCTTTGGTGATCCTGGCGATGTGCTGACTCCGCAGGATATTCTTGGCTTTGTGAAGAGCAAGGCTGAGGTCGATGTTAGCGAGCGGGCCTGGAATATTATTGTCGATGTTATCGGCGCCAACGCTGACAAGTTCGATACCGAGCTTGATGATTATGCTGGTTATGCCTACTGGGGTAGACGCAAGAATAATGGTGTTATCATGATCAACAAGACGGTCTTGGAGCAGGAGTTAGAAAAGAATGGCTTCGACTTTTCAGCGCTTAAGAAAAAATGGGCGGAGAGCGGTCATTTACTGAAAACGACGCAGGGACGATTCTCCAATGTGTACAGGTTAAATAACACGAGAGCAAACTACGTTGCTCTTTATGTCAAGGCGTAAGCTATGTAAGCCAAATGTAAGCCAGAAAAATGGCTTAACCATGCGGGTTTTAAATATTTGGCTTACATAATCACATGACTTACATAATTAGATATATACGTATGGAGTTTTCCGCTTTAGGCTAGGGCGGAAATAAAAATAATATATATCGATATCCTTTCAAAAAAAATGTAAGTCTGTAAGCCAAAAACAAAAAAAGCCTTAACCATGCGGTTTGTAGGGTTTTTAAATGTAAGTAAAAACGTCAGCTGGCTTACGTAAAACTGCAGCTAAAGGAGGAAAACGATGTTATTTAAAATTTTGAGTACTATGTTACGTGACTTTATTGCAGGGCTGGTTATGGCGGTGGGGTGCTGCTGTATGATGGTGGCGCAGGCTTTTGTCAAAGCTGCTGTTTGCCTCGCCCAGTTTGCGTGCAAGGTCAATGGGGTGAAATGTGATGTTAAGTAAAATCTGTCTGGTGTTTGCAGTGCTGATCAGCATTGTGTGGATAGTAAGCCTGACGGTGTTAGTTGGTTGCGGTGCTGTATGGGCGCTGCAGAAGTTAGGAGGTATGTAAATGTATATCAAAACTAAAAGCGGAGACTATGTGAACTCCAAGAATATCGGTGCCTTAAAAATCAAATATCATAGTGGCGATTTTAAGGTTGTGGCAGACTGCATTAGCTATTGTGGCGAACCTTGCTTCTATTCCAGTGCCGACGAGGAAGACGCACAAGCGTATATGAACTTGATGGTGAACCATCTGGATGAGGTGGAAGCTGCAACCATGCAGTACCCGCGTTGCGCTATTCTCAAGGTGTCGGAGTCTACTGTTGATGCAATGCGTTATAGCTATCGCAATCGCCCGCTCCAGAACGAGCCGCCACGTAGCAATCGCCCGCTCCAGAACGAGCCGCCACGTAGCAATCGCCCGCTCCAGAACGAGCCGCCACGTGTAGCCAGCAAGAACACTAAGCTGTCCGCAATGCTGACAGCGCTTGTTGATGACTTCGCCGCATCCGGCGACACGGACAATCTCCTGAAAATCAACGCGTATATCCGTATGTATCTGCAGCAGGAGGCTAACCATGAATAAACAATATCTGATGTTGAATCTGGAGTCTGACACCTTTAAGGGCATGAAGGCCGATTTTGATGAGCTGCTGCAGCAGCTTCTGGAGAAGCTCTTTGCTGGCCGTATTGCTGATGGCTCTATCAGCATGAAGCTGTCCGTCAGCTTGACCGAAACCTATTCTGAAACAATGGGTAAAGACATTGCAGTACCGCTGTTCAAGCACAAGGTTACCGCCAATTACACGGAGAAGCTGGAGAATGCCGGTGCTGTCTCCCTGCCTAACACGTATCTGGAATACGACGAAGAACTAGGGGAGTTCGTCCTGAAGCCTTGCGGCGGCGAGCAGGACATGTTCGCGGAGCAGGAGGCTGAGGCTGATGAAGCAACTGTCGACGTTAAAGCCATTCCGCAGGACTGTCACCGTCCCCTGCAGGTGCGTGATCCTATGTGCAATGACTGCGCTAATCGCGATACCAGCGCCTGCGACCATTGCGATGGCTGCGACAAGTGGGAGCCTATTGCAAAATGATTCAGCTGCGTCCCTACCAGCAGGAGCTGGTGGATAATATCCGCAGGGCAATCGGTCAGGGGCGGCACAGCGTGTGTGCAGTGTTGGGCTGCGGCGGTGGCAAGAGCGTTATCCAGGGCAACATCGCCGCCAGCGCCACGGCACGCGGTAACAGGGTACTGTTCGTCGTGCACCGCAAGGAGCTGTGCCAGCAGATTACCAACACCTTCACGGCGTGCGGCGTAGACTTCTCACTCTGTACCGTAGGCATGGTGCAGACGGTCTGCCGCAGGCTGGCAAAGACTCCGGAACCTAAACTGATCCTGGTAGACGAAGCGCACCACATTCTGTCGCAGAGCTATTTGTCCATCCTGCAGCATTTTCCTGGTGCCGTCGTCTTAGGCTTTACCGCCACGCCGCAGCGCATGAACGAGGGTGGTCTGGGGGCTGTCTTTGAAGAGCTCATCGAGTCAGTGAGCACCGAGTGGCTCATCCAGAACCATTATCTGGCTCCCTACAAATACTACGGCGTGCAGCTGGCGGATGCCAGCAAGCTGCATACTAAACGCGGCGACTACGACAAGGCTGAGATTGAAGCTCTTATGAATAAGCGTGCCATCTTTGGCAGTGCTGTTGAGAACTGGCTGCAGCTGGCCAAGGGCAAGCAGACCATCGTGTACTGCTCGTCTATCGCCACCAGCGAGGGCACAGCGGCCGCTTTCCGGGAGCAGGGGATAAATGCTATGCACCTTGACGGTACAACGCCACAGGCGCAAAGACAGGCCGCCGTAGAGGGGTTCCGGCGTGGCGAGGTCACGGTCCTTTGCAATGTTGATTTGTTTGGTGAGGGCTTCGACGTGCCTGACTGCGATTGCGTGGTCCTGATGCGGCCTACCAAGTCGCTCACGCTGCACATCCAGCAGTCGATGCGCTCCATGCGCACCAATCCCAACAATCCGGATAAGGTTGCGCTGATCCTGGACCATGTTGGCAATTTCACCCGGCACGGTCTGCCGGATGACGTGCGAGAGTGGTCGCTGGAAAGCAAAGCCAAGAAGAAAAAGCAGGAGCTCAGTGTCAAGCAGTGCCCGGTGTGCTTCGCAGTGGTCAAGTCAGCGGTCACCGAGTGCCCTCTCTGTCATTACGTATGGGAGAAGGAAGAGCGCGAAGGTCCGGAGGTCGTGGAGGACATCATCCTGCAGGAAGTCGCGCGCATGCCGTATAGTAAGCACATCGAGTGTAAGTCGTGGGCGCAGCTGGAGCTGTTCCGCTCGACGCACAAACGAGCTGATGGTAAGATTTTTAAGTTCGCCTGGTCGCTGCACAAAGCGGTGCAGCTGGGGCTGGCAGTACCGGAACGGTACCGCAGTGCAGCTATCCGCCTGCTGCGTCAGGATGAATACAGGAGGTTAAAGTTTGAATAAATCTGAAGCTCAAATCATGAAGGAGATTGAGGTTGCGGTGTCTGCTGCAGGGCATAAGATTTTCCGCGTCAATGTTGGCGAGGGCTATCTGTACCGCACGCAGCCGACGCAGGCGACACTCGACCTCGAGAACAAGCGCAGCCGCTGGTTTAAGAGCGGACCGCCGCAAGGCTACAGTGATTTGTCTGGCGTAGCGTATCCGTCGGGCAAGGCAATCTTTATCGAGTGCAAGACGGCAACCGGCAAGCCGACGCTGCAGCAGTGCGTGTTCCTGCTGGCGATGTTGGCAGCGGGTGCCAATGCCGGTATCGCACGCAGCTCCGAGGAGGCGCTGGCGATTTGCGAGATGACGGACGACCTGCGTCAGAAGATGGGGGAGTATATCCATGGCTGGTTGGTTAAGCTTAGGCAGCGTGGTAAGTGATCCGTGGCCTGATTGTGCCGGCAGCGAGTTCTGGGGGCAGCTGCTACCAAGCGCTGCCCGCCATGATCACAAGCTGTATGTTAAGCTCATCGGCCTACGCTTTGCCGGAGCAGAGCTGCTGCCTAGTGCACGCTTCGGCCTGCGCCTGGTCATGGCTAACGAGGCGACGGTGACTCAGCAGGAGGCGAGGGAGCTGCTTGCTCCCCACTCTGAGCTGTTACTGAATTTATTTTTACACATAGGAGGTGGCGCAGGTGGACAACAAAAAACTGATACATGATACTGTTGTAGCGACGCTGGCTGCCTTAAATAGTCAGCCTAAGCCGCAGGACTGCTACAAGGCGACGGAAGCACGGCTGTATGCTTACTCGACGCTGAGCGCGAACATTGAGCAGTACAAGCTTGATATCCGCGACCTGAAGGCGGAGCGTGTCACGGAAAAATCTAAAGACATTACCTGCTGGGGCGGCGCAAGTTCTCGGTTGACACCCGAAGAGAAGCAGCAGGCACGCATTATGGCTGTAGAAGTTAAGCTGGCCCGTGATCAGGCGGAAGTTGATAAAATTGACCGAATCTTGAACAGGCTGGAAGCAAGCGAGGATGCGGTGGCGGTAGACCTTATCCGTCAGGCGTATTTTTTCTGCGTGCCTTTGGATGATATTGCGCTGCGTGAAGGTGTATCGCTCTCGACCATACAGCGCAGGCGTACGCGCCTGGTGCGGCAGCTGGCGTTGATGTTATATGGAGCGGAGGCATTGATGTGAGATTCGTAGATTTTTTCGCAGGAATCGGCGGTATTCGCTTAGGCTTAGAGCAAGCCGGGCATAAATGCGTCGGCTTCTGTGAGTTTGATAAGTACGCCAGGACGGCGTATAAAGCTATGTACGATACGGAAGGAGAGTGGGAATCGCATGATGTTCGAGCAACTAAGTCTTATGATGTTCCAGCCGCCGACCTCTGGTGCTTCGGCTTCCCATGCCAAGACATCAGCGTCGCAGGCAAGCAAAAAGGCCTGCAAGAAGGTGAGCGAAGCGGATTGTTTTACGAAATTATGCGACTGCTTGCCGGACGCAGGCAAGAAGATAGACCCCGATGGCTTCTCGTTGAAAATGTTAAAAATCTACTTAGCATTGGAAACGGATTTGATTTCGCGCGGCTGCTGTGTGAAGTGGGGGGGGCACGGGTATTCTCTCCAATGGGACACTCTCAACAGCAAAGACTACGGTGTTCCCCAAAACAGGGAGCGCGTGTTCATTGTCGGACATCTTGGAAACATCCGTGGACGAGAAGTATTTCCTATCCGACCAACAGACGGCGAGAATACTTGCGAACTCAAGGAGATAACACAGGGCGTTGCCGATGGTCAAAGAATCTATGACGGAAGTGGATTAGCAAGAACGCTAAGGGCCGAAAGCGGTGGACTGGGCGGTAAAACAGGCTTGTATGTTGTTAAAGTACTGAAACCGTATGGCTCAACAGGCGGTGTGTGTGGCTTAAAAATTGCTGAAAATAAAACAGGTATAGCGTCAACGTGTGCTGCACGTGATTATAAAGGCATCTGCAGGCATGACGGCAACGCTGTTGTCTGCATGAGTATCAGAGGACAGAAACTGCAAAAGCAGATTGATGTAGCTCCGACCATTGACACTGGTTGCAGAGACAATTTAACGCGTAAGCAGACTTGTTGCGCAGTGTTAACGCCAGACCGAGGAGAGAAACGGCAGAACGGCAGGCGAATAAAAGAGCCGGGCGAGCCTGGTTTTACTTTGACAGCGCAGGACAGACACGGCGTAGCGCTGCTTGACGAAAATATCCGTATTCGCCGCTTAACTCCTCGTGAGTGCTGGCGTTTGCAAGGCTTTCCAGATGAATATTTTGACAAAGCGAAAGCGGCAGGTATCAGCGATACTCAACTGTATAAGCAAGCAGGAAACGGCGTTACTGTTAATGTGGCACGTGCTATCGGCGAAAGGTTAAAGGAGATTGAGAAAAATGAAACTCTATGAAGCGGTGTGGTTGAGTTGCAGGGAAGAGGTGACGCCGATATTATGATTAATTTGTATCCCGCAATTGCCGAAATGTTGGGCGTGGAGCTGGGTGAGGAATTTAAGATTAAAGGTGCTGCCGACTGGATGCTTTTTCATTTTGAGGAACGCGGACTGAGAGTAAGAAATGTTGATGCAAAAGTAGAGTTGTCTGATGGAGTTGATGGCGCATTGTTTGAGAGATTGCTGGGTGGTTATCTCGAAATCGTCAAATTACCGTGGAAACCCAAAATGTACGAGGAATACTGGACGTTCGGAAAATTGGGGAAACAATGGACTGTGGGAACTCTCTCGTGGAAAGAACTCCCATATGAAATTCTTTTATTAAGCAAAGGCTGGGTATACCGTACTCGTGCTGAAGCGAAAACGGCATTGCCTGCTGTGGCGAAAGAAATGGGCGTGGAGTTTATAGTTTAGGAGGATTGTTATGATTACATATAGAGAATTTACATCGTTTATTAATGATGAACTTACTCGTGTAGGAAATCTGTTCGAGGAAAAACAGCAGCAGTATTCTGCTGGTGCTGATCCGCTGTCAAACTTCCGCACCGGTGCATTGCTGGAGCATCATGATGGTGGCTATGACATGATGTATGATGTGGCTAAGGGCTACCTGAACAAGCACATTGCTTTTCTCTACGACCATGGTATCGCCGACAAAACGGAAGAATCCTTGCGCGACATGGTGGTTTATGGTCTGATTATGTTGTACATGGTCAAGAAGCACAAGGAATGGCTTGCGCAAGTGAAGGAGTGACCTTGATGAGCAGTAAACGTAAACTTAAGCGCCGCAATCCTGCGCCGGTGGCAGGCTTTAAATACGAGCGCATGTGCCAGGCTGTGTCCGAGCAGGCTATCTATCGCGTGCTGGCTGTTGCGATTGATATCCTTTGAAATGATTTCGGTGGTCTGCAGCGCAAGGACCAGCGTCTGAAATTCTTCGCTGAGACATTCCGTGAACGTCTGGAAGTTGTAGACCAGGGCTTTACGCCGACGCAGCAGGCAGCTATGGATGAGCTGCAGCGCCAGGCTGGTTATAGCGTAGTGTTTAATGCAAAATAATTCAACGACCGCTCATCGGATGGTGGGCGGCCTTATTTTTTAAAATTCACAAAGAGTTTACAAAGACGTGAGAAAAAGCGGTGATTTTTATGGTATAATAAAAACCGTGGAGAAGTGTCGATAAAATTCGATTGAGAGTAATGCAATTTCTGATGGTACTCGAACATTCGATACTTTTTTGAGAGGAACTTTGGATGCGGTAGCTTATTGTTAGGTACTAGATTCCGGGTTCTTTTTTATTTATGTAGCGTCTGGCTTTTAGCTGGGCGCTTTTTTTATGCCCGGAAGCCGTAACCTAAGGGACGGGACATCCCTTTCTGACCTCAAATCCTCAGCTGTAGTCCGGGCACCAATAAATGACTTGCAATTATTGCGGGAGTGAGTTAACATGCTTATAAGACCTTTAATTATTGCTGCGAGAATTTTGGATGAAGATTATCCGAAAGACCCGAATCCTGAAAATTGGCGTACTATCAGTGGTGCAAAAGTGCATCTGAACGAAAAAGGTCAGATTGACGGTGGAGCTGGCAGTAAGTTTAATAAGAAAAAATTCGGCAGCAATTTTAGTGCTCAAGAAGGATTTTCGGGAGAATATGCAGCGCCGAACTCTTCTGAGGAAAAATCGCCTATCAAAAAAGCAGCTTCTGTCTTTACTGAAGCATCTGTACAGCCATACAATGCCAAGGAGAGTAATTATCCGTTCCGTAAATCAAATTACACTAAGGCGCATAAGGATACTGCTGTGTGGTGCAAATCCATGGAAGAATCGAAGAAAAAATTTGATGCGCAAGCTCTTACTGTCTGGGAATCTGCAAATCATGAAGAACGTGAAGCTATTAAAAAATATACGGCCGAGTATGAGCAATTTAATGACCCTTTGCGCGGTTATGAATATGGGACTGGCCAATATAAAGGTGTAGGGAGTATTGACTTTGAGAATATTGGCAATAATAGTTATGGTAAATTAAAACCTGGCAAAGCTAGAGACCTAATCACAAATATGACCAACTACATTGACCGTAGTGCTTTTGATGAGGATATCTGGCTGCAGCGTGGTTGCAGTTTTATAGGCATGGATAAATTTTTCAATCTCCGCAAGCCGATGCAAGACTACACTCTTGATGAGCTGAGAGCTGAAATTTTAGGTACTAAACCCACAGAACATGGTTTCATGTCTTGTGGCGCTGCCAAAGGTACAGGCTTTGATAAAAAACCAGTTATTCTTAATATTTATGCTCCGGCAGGAACTAAAATGGCTTATACTGCTAATTTTTCTATTTTCGAAGAAGAAAATGAAATGGTTTTGCAGCGCGGCACGCAGTTTCGCGTTGCAAAAGTAGAAGAAAAACCTGGCGAAGGCTTCTTTATTGACCTTGAGGTCGTTGGTTACAATATACAGAAAGTGTAGGTAAAAATCATGGGATTATATGAACGTCATGCAGACGAATTGTTGAGTGATAATACTCATAATGCTGGATACGAGCAGTGTAAGGAATGCGTTTATGCCGGTAAGCCTGAAACAGCTGCTTATAGCCGTTGTATTTGCGAGAAGTATCCGTTGAGCGATGGCGACGATCAATGGGCAACCAGCAAGCCTGATGGTATTGAAGATGGCTCGTTAAGATGCAAGTTTAGAAAAGAACGTTAATCTTAAATAAATGACTTGAATATTTTAGGTATTAGAGTTAACATAATGTCAATCAAATGAAAGGTTGTGATTATGTTATGGAAAAACAGATTTATTACGATTATTTAGAAGAGCTGCGTCAGTTTGGAGTAACGAATATGTTTGGTGCTGTACCGTATCTCATGCGTGAATTTGATTTGAGTCATGATGAAGCATCAAAAATACTTAGCGACTGGATGGGTAGCTACAAGCAACCAGAATAACTTAATATCGAAAAAATTACTAACGTAAACCTCGAGCTTAACGACTCGGGGTTTTTCTGATTCCGGAGGTAATTATGAAAATCATTGATATGCCCATCGGCGATGTGGTTCCGTATAAAAACAATCCACGGCGTAATGACAAAGCTGTGAAGCCGGTTATGGAATCACTGAAGGAGTTCGGCTGGAAGCAGCCTATTGTTATCGACAAGAATAATGTTATCGTGTGTGGGCACACGCGTCTGCGTGCTGCTAAACGACTTAAGATGAAGACTGTGCCGTGCGTGATGGCTGATGACCTTACTCCCGAGCAGATTAAGGCGTTCCGGCTGGCGGATAATAAAACCGCCGAGTTTGCAAGCTGGGACATGGATATGCTCAACAGCGAGCTGCTTGACATCAAAGGTATCGACATGGGCGATTTCGGGTTTGACATGCCGGAGCCTGAACCGGAGGAGGATGCTTTTGATGTGGATGCAGCGCACGAGGCTGCCAAGCAGAACACCATCACGACTCCTGGTACTCTTTATCAGCTTGGAAACCATCGCTTATTATGTGGCGATTCAACAAATCGTACTGATGTAGCACGTTTATTGGGGGGGCAAATGGTTGACATGGTGTTTACCGATCCTCCCTACAATGTCGCTTACCAAGGCGGAACGAAAGACAAGCTCACCATTAAAAACGATTCCATGAGTGAGGCTGAATTCAAAAACTTTTTAGATGCAGTGTTTGATAATTACTTTGCCGCGATGAAGCCCGGCGCGTCCTTTTACGTGTGCTACGCTAGTCGCAGTGCGGTCGAATTCCGGCAGGCTATTGTTGATGCCGGTCTGCTGCTGAAGCAGGACCTTGTCTGGTGCAAGAACACGTTTACACTGGGAAGGCAGGACTATCAATGGCAGCATGAGCCTATCCTTTATGGCTGGAAGCCTGGAGCAAAGCACCGCTTTTTTGGCGGTCGCAAGCTGTCGACGGTTATCCCGGACAACTATCCGGTGGAGGTTGGCTACGATGCCGATGGGCATCAGCTCATCCACATCAACATCGGGCTAAAGACCGTCTGTCTGCGTGCCGACAACGTGGAGACTGTGGACACGGAAGAAGTTAATAGCGTAATCCATGTTGACAAGCCCACGCGCAACGCTGAGCATCCCACCATGAAGCCGATTGCCCTCTGTGCTAAGTGCATCAAGAATAGCTGCCAGCAAGGTGATGCCGTTCTTGATTTGTTTGGTGGCTCCGGCTCCACGCTCATTGCCTGTGAACAAATCAACCGCCAATGCTACAGCATGGAGCTTGATCCTGTGTACTGCGATGTCATCGTTAAGCGTTGGGAGGTCTGACCGGCAGAAAGGCCGAGGTAATCGGTGGCTAATGAACAGAACCTCAATCCTTGCCGAAGCAAGAGCGAAGCAAGAGAAAGAGGTGCTGCAGGTGGTCGTGCGTCTGGTGAAGCCCGGCGCCGCAAGCGTGCCATGCGCGAGGTGCTTGACGACCTGCTGCAGATGCCACTCAAACGTGGCGAGCTGAAGAATGTTGAGTGCCTGGGTGACCTGATGGGGCCGAACGGCAAGATTAACCTGCTGAATGGGAAGATTAACGTAACCGTTGAGCAAGCCGTGCTGTTAGGTCAGGTGGTTCTTGCCATGCAGGGCAATACCAAGGCAGCGACGTTCCTACGTGACACTGCAGGGCAGAAAATTCTTAAGGATGCCGAAGAGCAGTCTCAATATGAGGACGATGGCTTTACCGATGCAATCAAACGCAGTGCAAAGGATGTGTGGAAATAATGGGCATCGTTGGCAGGCTGCGCAGTATTATCAAACCTGTTATTAAGTTCTATGAGTTTAGTAAAAAACAAATGAAAATCTTGACGTGGTGGTGTGATGAATCTCCCTATCACGATTACAATGGCATTATAGCTGACGGCTCCATCCGTGCTGGCAAAACAGTTGCGATGGCCGTCAGCTTTGTTATTTGGGCTATGGATACCTACGATGGCCAAAATTTTGCCATGTGCGGCAAAACCGTAGGCAGCTTCAGGCGTAACGTCTGGAAATGGCTCAAGCCTGTATTGCTGGTGCGTGGCTATCAGGTGGAAGAATCACGCACGGAAAACCTTATCGTGATAGCTCGCAAGCAAGGCAGCACAATGAAGCTTAATTACTTCTACGTGTTCGGCGGCCGCGACGAGTCCTCGCAGGACCTTATTCAAGGTATTACTTTGGCTGGTCTGTTTTGCGATGAGGTTGCGCTCATGCCTGAATCATTTGTAAATCAGGCATCCGGCCGCTGCTCTGTGCCGGGCGCTAAGCTGTGGTTTAACTGCAACCCGGACAGCCCGATGCACTGGTTCCTGTTGCGCTGGATTGAGAAGTGCGACGAGAAGCGCTTGCTGCATATCCACTTCTTGATGGACGACAATCCGTCGCTATCCGACGAGGTGCGTGAACGTTACCGGACAATGTATTCCGGTGTGTTCTACCGACGCTTTATTTTAGGCGAGTGGGTAATGGCGCAGGGCGCTATCTATCGTGATGCGTGGAGTGATGAGTTGCTTTTTGGTGATGACCAGATGGAGTATTTGCTCAAAAATCTGCACATCATGAAGCGCTCTATCACGATTGACTATGGCACCGTGAACCCGATGGTGTATCTGGACGTGCTCGATGATGGGCGCGACCTGTGGTTCATCCGCGAGTATTATTGGGACAGCCGCGCCGAGGAAAAGGAGAAGGACAACAGCCAATACGCCGACGACCTGCTTGAGTTCGTGCGTGGCGTGGAGCTGTGGCCGACAAATGTGGTAATAGATCCATCTGCAGCAAGCTTTAAAATTGAGCTGCGTAACCGTGGCTTGCGTGCGAAGGAGACGGTGGAAACAATCAACGCCGACAATGATGTCATTGAGGGCATCCGCAAGGTGAACACGCTGCTAACCCGTCGCCGCATCCATTTTTATTGTGGTTTAGTGCACACGCTGAAGGAGATGCAGTCCTATTGTTGGGACGACAAGGCTCTGCAAAATTCCGGCAAGGAGAAGCCTATTAAAGTAGCTGACCATGCGCCTGATGCGGTGCGCTACTATGTATCAACAGTCATCAGGCCAAGGAGGATAGCAAATGTCTAAAAGAAAACGCAGGCGTACCCTGGACAAAGCGCCGGCGCCGCAGCCAGTACGAGCTAAGGCTTTAGATGCTTTTAGTAATGTGCTGGCTCGTTTGGGCGCAGGCACTCCGAACCTGCTGGAAGGCACGGAGTACAGTTTGCAGCGCATGTCGCGTGATTTCAACACTCTAAATGCTCTCTATCGTGAGAGCTGGATTGTCCGTCGTATCATCGACGTTATCCCGGCGGACATGCTTAAAAATTGGATAACGATTACGAGCGGTCTGGATCCCGATGTAGAGAAGCGGCTCAGTCTTACTTTGCGCCGTACTCAGCTCATTGACAAGCTTAAGCGTGGCATGCAGTGGGGCAGGCTCTACGGTGGCGCGTTAGGTGTGATGCTGGTCAAACACCAAGGCTACGACCTTAGCCAACCGCTGCAGCTTGACTGGATAATGCCTGGCGATTTCGCAGGGCTGCTTATCTTCGACCGCTGGAACGGAGTTAACCCATCCAGCGAACTCATCGAAGATATTAGTGATCCTGATTACGGTTTTCCAAAATATTACACTGTGACTGATCCTGCCGGTGGTGGCTCCGTGAAGATTCATCATAGCAGGGTAGTTCGTTTTACTGGTAACGAACTACCTTTTTGGGAGGAAATTGCAGAGATGCAGTGGGGTGCGTCTGTTGTCGAGTCTATTTTTGATGAGCTGCGTAAGCGTGACAATGTGAGCTGGAACATTGCGCAGCTAACGTTTATGGCGAATATCCGCGTGCTAAAGATGCAGGACTTAGGTCAGCTTCTGGCGGCAACGGACAACGAGTCGCAGGCTGAGCTGCTGCGAACGCTGGAAGCGCAGAACATGCTGCTGAACAATATGGGCATGCAGGTTATGGATGCTGCAGATGGTCTGGAAACACACCAGTACACGTTCGGCGGTCTTGCTGACTGCTATCAGCAGTTTATCATGGACATCAGCGGCGCTGCTGAAATTCCGGTGACGCGTCTGTTCGGGCGCTCTCCCTCTGGACTCAATGCTACAGGCGAGAGTGACCTGCAGAACTACTACGACATGATAGCCGAGAAACAAGAATCTTATCTGCGTCCTATCTTGAACAAAGTGCTCCCGCCGTTCATTATTTCGACGCTAGGCAGCCTGCCGGACGACTTTGACTTTGAATTTGACCCGGTTGCAGAGCCTACGGACAAAGAGCGCGCCGACCTTGCTAAGTGCGGCACTGACAATGTTGTGGCCGCCTACAATGCTGGTCTTATCTCTCAGCGCACTGCCCTGAAGGAGCTGAAGCAGCAGAGCGAGCGCACCGGTGTCTGGACGAACATCACCGATGAGGACATCGAGCGTGCGTCCGACTCTGTGGAGCAGCCTGGTGAGATGGGAGGCATGTTTGGCGACATGGGCGGTGGCGAGGCTGCTGGTGCTGTTGGTGTTGAACCTCAGCAAAATAAACCGCCTGAATCTGAATAAATAACTTGCAACAATTTGTTTTGAGAGTTAACATGTACACACTAAAAATTATGGAGGTTAGTATCATGGATAAAACAGCTACGAATTTAGCTAGGTTAAGAGCCTATGATGAAAATCCCTGGGATGAATCTGAACATCCTAGAGCTGAGAATGGGCGTTTTACATCTGGCTCTAGTAATGAATCTAATTCTTCTAGCAGTGAATCTGATCTTGCAGATATTTTCCCGAAAGGGACCGGCAAAATTAAAGAAACTATAGGCAAGAAAGGAACCACTCGCATTGAAGCTTCGAATGGGGACGAGATTATGATTAGCTACAATCGTTCAAAAGACAGGTATGATATTGAATTCTGGGGTCCAGATGATCTTGAAGCTAACGAAGTTATACATTGTGATGATATACATGATATAAATCGTGAGCTTATTAAACGGTATGACATTGAAGTTAGTTATTCATAAGAGGTGAAATCATGGATAAATCTAAAATAAATCTTGAACGTCTGCGTGCTTATGATGCCGAGTGGGAAGAAGATAAGCACCCGCGTGCTGAAAACGGACAGTTTACTTCTGGTAGTGGTAGCAGTGCTGGCGGCGGAGCTGAAAGCGGTAGCAAGTACGGTTACAGTCGTTCTGAGCAGCATGTTGCCAATAAAATGGAAGAATGGGGCAACGAGCAAGGAAACATTGCTGCTCTTGAAGCTGCCGATGCTTTCCGTGATGCGCATGAAGATGAAAATGATATGCGTGAAGTCTTGAAATCTGTACGTCAGCATTTAGTCGAAAACGAAAATGACATTCGTGGTTATGATGAAAATCCCAAAAATTTTGACAAGGTTATGGAACAGCTGGATGATATGGAGTCTATGCTCGACGACCAGGATGATTATGAATTTAAGCATGGCGAAATCAAATCTCCACTCCGCCAGGCTGCTGAGGCGGTGCAGGGCGAGTCGAAATGGGATCATGAACAGAATATTAAGCTTATGGAAGGCTTAGAGAAAGCTGAAAAAAACGGAGAACACAAGATAGTTATTGGCTGGATTATAAATGATATGCGTCAGGGTATGAGCGCCCAGGAAGCTTTTGCCAAGGCAGACAAAGATGTGCAAAACGGCATGGTTGGCGGCGGCCCATTAGGTGAAGGGCTATTACGTAAATGGTGGAAAAAATGGAGCTATAAGTGGGGACCGCAAGAGGAAGAGGGCTAATGATTGGATAAATTATGAAAAAATTTAAAATGCCGCGAGTCATTGAGCGCTCTTATGCCAGCGCCATTGACCGCCTGATGCAAGGACTGAAGCGTGAGTTATCTCACGTTGCCAGTCCTTTTTTTATTGCTGACATAATGCGTCGGCTGGCTCGTTCGCCGACTTTTATTCGTACCTGCGACCAAATCGCGCGCTCGATGGCCACGCATCTGTTCCGCGATGGGCATAAGACGTGGCGTGCTGCAGCAGCTGAGGGCAGTAAGGGGCGAATCATCCGCACCGCTCTACAGCGCGAGCTTGCCTCACCACGCGTCGCAAAAGTGTACGAGGGTATAATCAGTCGCAACGCTGAATTAATCCGCTCTATGCCGCTCACGCTGGCTGACAGGGTGGCTCACAAAGTCGCAGAAGGTTATGAGCAAGGCTTGCGACCGGAAGCGATGATAGACGATATCCTCAAAGAGTACCCGCATATAACCGAAGCTCATGCAAGGCTTATCGCCCGCACGGAAACGTCTAAAGCCAGCACGGCTCTGACGCAGGTGCGTGCTGCTGAGGCAGGGCTTGACTGGTACGTCTGGCGGACGAGCGAGGACTCTCGTGTACGTTCTGCTCATGCTCATATGGATGGTGTGATTATCCCTTGGGGCGAGGCACCGGCGCCGGAGTTGCTGAACCACGAGAAGTCGCAGGGGAATTACCATGCGGGCAACATTTACAATTGTCGCTGTTATCCTGAACCGCTTATCAGGTTTGACCAGGTGGCGTGGCCTGCAAAGGTTTACCGCAACGGTAAAATCGAGCGCATGGGCATAAAACAATTCAAACGATTACTACCTGGAGGTGAGCTATGAGCAAGGCATATTTTGGCTCACGAATCTCCGACCACATCCTTAAAACGCCAGAAGGCTTTCTGATCTGCAAGGATGTTCCGATTGCTCGTACAGGTACGCAGCAGTATCGAGGCTGCGAGTTCGGCGGTCCGGTCGCTGATGGCATTTATAATGTGCAGCGCCCTGAAGCTGAAGTCTTTGACCGTGCTGCCGTGGCAAGTTTTGAAGGCAAGCCTGTATGCGATGAGCATCCGGAAGAAGATGTAACTCCCGATAACTATGGGCGCTACATGAAAGGCGTATGCCGTGATGTGCGTCGAGGCGATGGCGACCTAAGTAATTGCTTGGTCGCCGATTTGGTTATTTATGATGCTGACCTTATCAATAAGATTGAGGCTGGCAAACGCGAGATATCTTGCGGCTATGACTGCTTGTGGAATCCGACGAGTGACTCCAGCTATGACCAGCTGGAAATCCGCGGTAACCATGTAGCGGTTGTTGATAGAGGCAGGGCGGGGCATAAGGTAGCCATCCGTGACACTGCCGACGATGAAAAAGGAGGTACAAAAATGTCTAAATCTTTAATTGGACGTATCCTGCGAGCGTTGGCTCGCGACGAATCTACTACACCTGAGGACATGGAGGCTGCTGCAAAGCTTGCAGGTAGCTCTGACGCTGAACCGCGTCCTCAGCCTGCGCCAGCTCCTGCTCCAGCAGCTCCCGCAACACCTGCGCCTGCTGCTGTGCCGCAACCTGAAAATAAACCTGCTGCTATGGACGAAGCTACCGAGGCGCGCTTTAAGAAAATTGAGGACGCACTGGAAGCTATCAGCTCTAAGCTGAATCCTGCAGAGCCTGCTGCTGAACCTAAAAAGGACGCTCTGGATGCGCTGGAGGAAGAGCTCCAAAACAAAGCACCCGCTGCTGCTCCTGCTGGTGACGAGGACGATGTAATCGAGCCGCCTGAAGATATCAATGCTCAGGATGCAGCGCCGGAAGAAGATGTTGAGGGCGAGTGTGTTCCCAACGCTAAGGAAGCACGTGACGCAGCTATGGCTTTAATTAAAAACTTGAAGCCTGCTGTTGCAGCCATCCCCAATGAGGCTCAGCGCAAACGTGCGGCTGACTCTCTGGCTATCCTCATCAAAGGCTCTATGCAGCAGGATGCTCAATATGGCAAGCTGATGCAGATGCGTCGCCGTTCCGCTGCACAAGACAGCAAGCCTGATGATTACGCTCTGGGACATGAAATTGCAAAAAAATATAATCCCCATTATAAAAATCGTTAAGGAGGCAAAACAATATGAGTGGTAAAGCAATTGGTATCTCTATGAATTTTGGCTATCCCGGTAACTACGCCCGCACTCCGGACGATATCGTGGCTAGCCGTCTGTTAAACGAGGAAAGCGAAGCTATCCCGTTTGGTGCCGCTGTCTGCATTAAAGACGATAATACTTACACTGCTGTTGGTGCTGCAACTACTGCTGCTGATGTGTGTGGCATTGCGCTGCGTGTTGTTAAGCAGGCAGTGTCTTATGCAGAGCAAAACAAAACCGAGTATCAGCCCGGTCAGTATATGTCTGTCCTGGAACGCGGCGCTGCTACTGTTGTATGTAATGTTGGCACTCCGAAAGCTAACGGTAAAGTTTACGTGCGCGTTAAAGCTAATACTTCTATTGCGAATGGCGTAATTGGTGGTTTTGAAGCTGCTGCTGACAGCACTAACACCATTGAAATTCCGAATATGCGCTGGACTAGCGGCGCAATGGATGCGAATCGTGTCTGCGAAGTTACTCTGCTGACTCGTGCTTCTGCGTAATATAAGGAGGTATAAATAATATGGCAACTGGAAAATTTGGCTTTTATAGCCCGGACGCTGGTATGCGTAATCTGGGTAATTTGGCCATGCAGAATGGTGGTCGTAAAAGATTCCGCGGCTCTGCATGGGATGCTGCTGCCAGCTCTGGCATGGCGTACATTACAGGCGAACTTGAAAAGGTTGATCCTAAACTGCGCGAACCGCTGACCAGTGTAACCTGGCAGCGTGATATTGTCGCCAAGACTGGCGGCGGCTGGGTAGAGTTTACTTCTACTTTTGATGTTGACTATGCTACTTCCGGTGCAAACGCTAACAGTATCACTGCTCCCGGTGCTACTACTATCCCTGTAATGCAGGTCAACACCAGCAAGAACATGTTCAAGGTATCCACCTGGATGCACGCTATGCAGGTACCGTTTATTGACCAGGCGAAGATGAAGCAGATTGGCCGTAATCTGGAAGATTTGCTGGATAAGGGCGTTAAACTCAACTACAATAAAACTCTTGACCTCAATGTATACAACGGCTTCAAGGAGGCAGGTACTACTGGCCTGCTGAATGATCCGGAAGTCGTTACCTACACTGTGGGTAATGGTGCAAATGGCACTCCCGCATGGAACACTAAAACCGCGGATGAGATCCTGCATGACATTAACAATGCGCTGGTGGATGCATGGGCTGCATCCGAGTACGATATGAAAGGCATGCCGAATCATATTCTGATTCCGCCGAAGCAGTATGCTTACATTACCATGCAGAAGGTTTCCGACGCTGGCAACATCTCCATTATGGAGTATCTGATGCAGAATAATATTGCTAAAGAGCAGGGCGGCTCTATCACCATTGAGCCTTGCCGTTGGTGCATCAAGGCCGGCACCGGTCAAAAAGACCTCATGATGGTTTACGTCAACGACGAGGATATGGTCAATTTTGATTTGACTGTGCCTATCACCCGCGCGTATACTCAACCGTCTGTTGAGCGTGCCGCTATCCTGACTTTGTTTGCAGCGCAAATCGGCCAGGTTAAATTCATGTATTACCAACCTGTCGCATACCACATCGGTATCTGATTAGGCAATATTCTAGCCAGGCGTTTATCGTCTGGCTTTTTTATTTGAGGAGGACAATCAATGGTTATTTTAACTAAAAAACGCTTTGGCTTTGTGAAGCAGGACGGTACTGAACGCATTGATGCGGAACGCTTTTTGACTAAGGGTGGCATGGAAATTGAGGATGCTCCAGATTGGATTGCAACTGATCCGCTGTACGCGCTGGCCGTTGAATCTGGCGACCTTGTGCCGGTAAATGGTAAAACTCCGAAGGCTGAGGCAGAAGCTGTTGCCAAAGCCAAGCAAAGCAAAGCGGAGGATAAAAGCGAATAAGGAGGTGCACTATGTACCATCCGCTGATTGCTCAGGCGAGCAATATCAAAACGCAGGAGAATCCTGTTTATACTAAAAAGGATTTTTTGGAGTTTTATCCGCAGTTTACCGATAAACTGCCGGATGTTGTGCTGGAAAGCTTTTTGCAGCTAGGGCAGGATTGCGTTTCTCAGCAGCGCTACGGCAAGATGTGGCAGCACTGCATCGGCCTGTTTGTGGCTCATATGTGTACGCTGTACATGCAGAGCGCTGCTGACGCAGAATCGCCTGCTGCAGATGTCCTTGCCGCAGCGCAGGCCGCTGGTGTTGTTACGAGTGAGTCCGCTGACGGCGTGTCTTATTCTATGGATACGTCCGCGCTTTCACAGGACCTTGCTGGTTGGGCGGCTTTTCGTTTGACCGCGTTTGGCGTGCAGTTTGCGTCTCTGGCGCGTTTAGTTGGCAAGGGAGGCATGTATGTATGGTGAGCGTAAAAACTTCACATAGGACGGTCAGCGGTGGCCTTCAGGGGCTTATGGACAGAGTGCAAGCTTTAAATCGTGTTAATAAGCTTTACGTTGGCATCCCGCAGGAGAAAACTTCTCGTGGCGATGAGCCTATCAATAATGCGAGCCTGCTGTACATCCATACTCATGGCATCCGGCGTAGGTCCATGCGTGAGGAAATGCAGGGCTATATGGATCAGGGCATGGAGTACAGCCTGGCTTATCAGTTGTATGTCCAAACACATGGCTCGCCGCTCTGGCACGCTCCACCGCGTCCTGTGATTGAACCGGCCATCGCCAAGCACCACCGTGAGATTGCAGAAGAATACGCTAAGGCTGTAAAGGCTGCTATGACTGGCGATGGAGCGAGAGCTGATGCTTTTATCAAACGCACGGGCCTGCTGGCGCAGAACATCTGCCGCAAATGGTTTACGGATGCCGAGAATGGCTGGCCGCCTAACTCCCCGAAAACCATAGATAAAAAGACCAAAGGCAAGGGCGGTAAAACTAATCCGCTGATTGATACCGGTGCCTTGCGTAAGGCTATTGTTTATGTGGTAAGGAGTGATTGACGTGGTTAATGTTGGCAGAGTGGTGCGCAGCAAGCGTTTAGGCTGCCAGCGCATTACTGTCAAACGCTACGCTGCGAGCTGGCACGATGGAGCTTACGGTCGCGATGAGGACAATCCTATTGTGCTACAGGTGGCGGCGATTGTTACTGTTGCCCAGCCCAAAGATTTACAGTTATTGCCTGAAGGTGACCGCGTCACCGGGGCAATGAAATTTTTGACGAACGTGGAGCTGCACGCGACCAATGGCGAAGCTATCAGCGATGAGCTGGAATGGCGCGGAGCACGTTACAAAATCCTCACCGTTACCCCTGATATTGATTATGGCTTTTACCGCTCTATTGGGACGCGATTGGATGGTGACGGTGTTGGTTAAAAATATTGCTGAATTTGAATCTTTAATGTGGGCAGAGCTGATGGACATCCTCGGGCATGATGCTAAGACAATCCCGCCGCCTGTACGCCGCTCCTGGCCAACGGACGGAGGCCCCGACTGGAAGATTACAGACAACGTGGTCTTTATGCAGTGTACCGAGGCGGCCGAGGACATCATGCAGCCGATTGATGAGCGTTGGCAGGCTGAAGGACGTGATTTTTTGCGTGAGAGTGCAAGCACACGTACCATCCAGCTACGCCTGAATGCTTACGGTCCTGCCTGCTATGAATCGCTGCTTAAGCTACGCCTTGAGCTGCTGCTTGGCCGACCGAAGCTCAAAAAACAAAAATTTTATATTATTCCCGGCAAGGATTCCATCCAATATGCGCCTGAATTATTTCAGGGGCGTTGGTGGAAGCGCGCCGATTTAACTTTATATTTTAATGTACTGATCAGCGTTGTATCTATCGTGAAAGCGATTGAAGAAGTCAACGTTACGATTAAAGCAAACGAGCCTGGTACGAGTGATGTTATCCTTGAGCCAGGTGAAATTATTATTAAGAAAGGGTGATTTAGTTGGCTTATAAATTGGACTTATCTCCGATTGTCGACGTGGTTATCAACCTGTCTGCTAAGGCTGCTGCTCGCAAGGGATTTAACTTGGGCTTGATTATCGGTAAAAGCACAGTCATTCCGGCAGAAGAGCGTGTGCGCATTTATACTAGTGCATCTCAAATGCTGACTGACGGATTTGTAGAAACATCTCCAGAATACAAGGCTGCTCAGCTTTATTTTGCTGCTACTACCAGCCCACGTAAGCTGGCGGTGGGCGTAAAGCTGACGGCAGATGAAAATTTAACTGCTACGCTGGAGGCATGCCGTGCTGCTAACTCTCAGTGGTGGCCATTTAGTTATCTGGGCGCAGAAGATGTTGATATCAAAGATTGCGCTGCATGGTGCGAGAACGCTGTGCCTGACAGCGTCTACATGTATACGACTGCTGATAAAAGCGTACTTGACGCATCTGGCGATGCAAAGAGCATTTTTAAGGCTTTGCAGGATAAAAACTACCGTCGCAGCTTTGGCCAATATTGCGGTGACACAGATACTCCTGATGCTGTTGTTGCGACAATGGGCTATGCAATGGGCGCCAACCGTGGTCTTGTCGGTGATGCGTTTACGCTGGCGTATAAAACTCTGCCCGGCGTAAAAACAGATGACCTGTCTGAATCTCAGGTAACCCATGTATGTGGCAGCTCTGAATCTACAGGACATAACGGTAACGTATATATTACCCGTGGCGAGGAATACAATGTTTTGCAGCAGGGCTATATGGCTGATGGCACGAGCTTTGATGAGGTGCTGTATCTTGATATGCTGCGTAATGACATTACTCTTAATGTCATGGATCTGCTGTATCAGCGCCGCAAATTGCCGCAGACTGAAGCTGGCGTTACCAGCATTATTAATGTTATCAATGATGCTTGTCGTAAGTATGTAAAGTTAGGCTTTATCGCTCCGGGCAAGTGGAACGGTGCCGAGTGCCTGAATCTGCAGACAGGTGATTACCTGCCTGATGGCTATCTGGTGCAGAGCGAGCCTATTGACGAACAGTCTCAGGCTGACCGTGACAAGCGCAAGGCTCCACCGATTTATGTATGTTGCAAGCTGGCTGGTGCAATCGAATTTGTTACCATCCAGGTTAATGTTAACCGCTGAGGAGGCTATCTGAATGGAATTAACTACTTACAGTTTTGCTGATCTGGCTGGCTCTATTAACCATCCGACGTTTGGCTCTTACCTGTTTGATGGTACTGGCGTAGGCTCTGTAACAGTATCTAAGGCTACCGACCGCACTGCTCATGATATTGCTGCAGATGGCTCAGTAATGGTATCTAAGATTGCGGGCAATAATGGCACCGTAACCATTGAATGTCAACAGACCTCTGCTATCCATAAATGGCTGAGTGCTTGGTTTAACGCTTTATGGCAGTTACCTACAAGCGAATGGGCGAGCACCAGCTTGACTTTACGTAACACAGCCACCGGCACCCGCCACATCATCTCTGGCGTATCACCGCAGAAAGAGCCGGATACTCCGTATCAGAGCCAAGGCCAGCGCGTGTCTTGGACGCTGATGTGTGCTGAGATTACTAATCTGCCGATTTGATGGAGGTCTGAATCATGCTTAAACAAAAAACACAAGTTGTGGAGGTGACTGGCAAATCCTACCAGCTCACTAAGATGGACGCTCGCACAGGCAGCTATGTTGCTTTTAAGGTTGCGGGCGTGCTGGCTCCCTCGGGCGGTAAAGCAGCCGAGATGGCTGCTGCCCTCATGGGCATGCCGCGCAAGGATTTTGACGAGCTGCAATCTTTGTTGTTGCGCACTGTTAATCGTTTGATTGATAACGGTAATGGCCAGCAGTTGCCTGAACCTGTCTTGACAGCTAAGGGTGATTTTGTTGATGAGGCTCTGAAGTATGATGCTGCCAGCGTTATCCAGCTGACTGTTCATGCGCTGATTTTTAACGTCGGAGGTTTTTTCGCCGTAGCCGGGTTGAATCTCCCGGCAGAATGGACGGGGCAATCTACGAGCCGATGAGTTATCCGACGCTTGATGCTTTCGCCTTTGCTCCTGTTGCTGCAGGGCTTTGGCGGCAGCACGAGCTGAGTGATGGCACGTATGATTTTGATGATTTACTTGACGCTCACGAACTGTTGGCGGTCAAGGCAGAAAACGCACGGCGGATGCAGGAAGCCATGAGAAAGGAGTAGGCTGATGAGCAATATCTTAGAAGAATATCTTGTGCGCATTGGCGCGGAAGTCGACAAGGACGCTTTTGCCGGTGCAGCGCAAGCTATCAGTAATTTATCCGGTATGCTCGGGAAGCTGGGTACTATTCTTAAATATGGCGGTATCTTTGTTGGGCTGGCGAAAGTTACGGAAGCTGTCATTGATAACATTAAGGCTGTGGCCAGCGCCGATTTGGAATACCAAAAGCTGGCGCAGTCAATGTGGGTGACAAAAGACACGGCTAAAACCTTGAGTGTGGTCCTGAAAACCATGGGCGCATCGCAGGAGGATGTGGCGTGGGTGCCGGAGCTGCGTGAGCAGTTTTTCCGCCTGCGTCAGGAGATGGCAGAGCTGTCTACTCCTGCAGATGCTGACGGACAGTTAGCCTGGATCCGTGAGATTGGTTACGACGTGCAGTCTTTGCAGCTCAAATTAAAAATGTTTAAGGAATGGGTAGTCTATTACCTTATCAAAGAGCTGCAGCCCTACATCAAAGAGTTTCAGGAATTTATCCGTTGGCTGAATGACAAATTTGGCAAGAGTTTGCCTGCACTGGCGCGTAAGGTGGCCAGCGTGCTGGCGAGTGTTGTGCGGGTAGCAATGTCGCTGGTTAAAGCTTTAAAATGGCTATTTGAGGGCATTTATAATTTTATTGACGCACTGCCAAGTAAAACAAAGGCTTTAGTAGCTGTGTTTGCCGTCGTTGGCGCTGCCATCATGGCAGGGCCGTTTGGCCTGATGATGATGGCCATCGGCACTGCACTCATCATGCTGGAGGACTTCTTTGGCTACCTCGAAGGGCGCGAATCATCAGAAACATTGAAACCGCTCTGGAAATGGCTCACGGATGAGAATAATCCGCTGCGTCGTCTTATTGAGAAGCTTAAGGAAGGCATTGCTTTTATTCTTGAGAAGCTTACGGAGCTGTTTGAAAAAGTTTTTACGGAAGAACGGCAGGAAAAGCTCAAAAAGACTGTAGCTAATATTGCTAAGGGCGTTGCTGAAATTGCCGAAGGTCTGGCGACGATTGTTGAGAGTATTTTTGGCAAAAAGTATCCTGTTGTGAAGAAATTCTGGGACTTCTTTTTGCTGGCTGTTGGCAAGGTAGTAGATAAGGTGCTCATATTGACAAATAGTATGGGACATCTTATGCAAGCCTTAGGCAAAGCTATGCAGGGCGATTTTGCTGGTGCTAAAAAAGAATTGCAGCTAGGCTCTGCTGCTGAAGGTGCAGACAGCGAACGTGCCCAATACATCCGCGACAAGCTGATGTCATTAGGTTGGTCTAAGGCTGCTGCGTCCGGTATTGTCGGCAACTTGGTGCAAGAGTCCGGCTTGCGCACAGACGCTGTAGGTGATGATGGTACGTCTGGCGGCATAGCTCAATGGCATAATGAACGCTGGGACGCGCTCAGGCGCTTTGCTGCTGAACGTGGGAAGGACTGGACCGACCTTGACACTCAAATTGCATATCTTGACCATGAACTGCGCACGAACGAGAGTGAAGCAGGCAACAAACTGCGTAATGTGCAGGACGCTGCAGAAGGTGCAAGTGTATTTATGCGTGAGTTTGAGCGGCCTGACATTTTTTCCGCGAATGAGGACGATCGTGCTGCCAACGCTATGGTTATCTATAACAAAGATAAAGAATCTGCCGAGAATGCTACTCATGGTGGCGGCGGGTATAACAGCCTTGTTGCTCCTACGAGCTATGCTGCAGGTTTTGCTGCAGGTGGTACTGCCGGTCTTATGCCAATGGCGAACAGTACGGCAAATTATAACGGTGGAGTTATAAATGTTGGCGGCATCGTGGTTAATTGTGGGAACGTAAGTGATCCGCAGGGTGTGGTTAAGGCTGTGGAAGGAACGATGGAAGATTTTGCCCAGCGTCTGGCAGCGCATAACGGAGGGACGGTGTTTGTATGAGCTTAATGGGTACAATGAACACTTTAAATGGTATCTGGGGCGCTAATAATCTGGTTGCTAAGCTCACGGGCAATAAATCATTTAAGACTAATGATGGTTATAGTCCATCTGTTTGGGGCAGTGGCCTAGGAGCACAACAGGTGCTTATGGTCAAAACGAACATTGGCGGCTATTTTTTTGATGCTGTTTTTAGCGTTGATACTGAACATAGCCTGACGGTTACCCAGCATCCTGTGCAGACTGGCGCAAATATCAGTGACCATGCTTTTGTGAATCCTATCCGTATGACGATGCAGATTGGCGTATCTGATGCCATGGCTTATCGTACTGGTGCTGATTATGGTGGTGATGGCGGCACAAAATCTGTACAGGCCTATCGCTTACTCTGCAAGCTGCAGGAACTGCGTATACCAATGCAGGTTGTTACGCGTCTGAACACGTACCAGAATATGCTTATTGAGAGCATTGATGTGAGCGACGATGTGTCGACGCTATGCGCGCTCAAAGCTACTGTGAATCTTGTGCAGGTGCTGGTGGTTAATGTTGGGACCGAAAAGGTTTCCGCGCGTCAGTGGACTACAGGTGCACAGCGCAAATCGCAGGAAGTGCAGCCTAAAGGCGACAACAGTACGATTTTGCGCAAAGTAGAAAAGGGCACAGGTCTGGAGGTGAAGTGGTAATGAGCTATTATGAAATACCATTAACTACCACGCCTTTTGACCAGAAGACTTTTAAGCTGACGCTGGATGGCGAGCGCAATATAAACATCTTACTGAAACTGCGTTACTACGATTTATACGAGCTGTGGGTGGTTGATGTCTGCGACAATAGCACAGGCGAAGAGTTGATTACAGGCATGCCATTGGTGCCTGGTATTGATTTGCTGGGGCAGTACGCGTACTTAAACATTGGCAGTGCTCAAATCGTGGCTGCTGGTCCTACCACGCAGGAGCAGCCTGATAATGAGACATTAGGCTCAGCCTGGGTGCTCCTGTGGGGTGATGGCTCATGAGTAGTTATCTGTGGATGAGAAAGTGGAAAATCCTTGTTGTGGATGATCAGGACAAGGAGGCCCTGAATGTTTCTGACCTGCATGTGAAGTTTACTGTCAAGAAGTCGCGGGAAATAAACAACTATTCCACTGTGGAGATTTACAATCTTACCGCTGCGACGGAACAGAAAATCCTTAAGGAAGGCGACCGTATCATCATTGAGGCTGGCTATGAAGGCTATCTGACTACATCTGCAGATGGCTCCGTGCAGGAAGCAAAGAATGCCGAAGGTAATACCAAAGAGAAACAGTACGGCGTTATTTTCGACGGAAAAATTATTTATCCGTCCCGACGCAAGGAGAATAATACGGACTACGTGCTGTCGCTCCTATGCGTAGACGGAGCTAATGTCCTGGGGAAAAATTTTATTGCCAAAACCTTAAACAAGGGCGTAAACCAACGTCAGATTTTGGATGCGGTCTGTGAAAAATCAAAAACAAAAATTCCTACGAATAGTATTACGCAGGGCCTGTCCGGGCAAAAGCTGCCGCGGGGTAAGGTTATTTTTGGCGAGCCTAAAGATTATATATCCGATATCGCCCGCGGTAACGGTGCGAGCTATTGGGTGAATGACGGCAAGTTGAACATGATTAAGCTTGCCGACGCTACCAAGGATGAAGCTATCGTGCAAACGCCTACGACCGGTCTTGTCGGGATGCCGACGCAGACGCAGTATGGCGCAAATTTTAAGCTGCTGCTGAATCCCGCTGTGCATATGTGGTCTTTGGTGCAATTAAAAAACAGCGAGATTGCGGAAGCACAGGTTACTCCAGGTCAGGCGCAGATGCCGCTTGATGATGAATGGATCTATCAGGTAATCGAGCTGACGCATACTGGTGATACGATGGGTAATGATTGGTATACGTCCTGTACGGCTGTTTCCCGCTATGGTAAGGGCGTACTGCCTGCTCTCATGGCCAACAATGCGCAGAATCCGAACGGAGTGTGATTTTATGATTGATTTAAATTTACGTACGCCGAACGTCGAACGTCAGGGCGAACTTGACGCTCGTGCCGCTGCTATTAAGATGCGTGTGTGCGTGCCTGGTATCATCCAAGACTTTGATGCTGCTAGTCAAACGGTAACTGTGCAACCAGCGCTGCGAGAAAAAATGCTTGCAGACGGTGATGAATCATGGATAGATATCCCCTTGCTGGTCGACGTGCCTATTGTCGTGCCACGCGCCGGAGGTTATGCGCTGACGCTGCCGATACAGGCAGGTGATGAGTGTTTGGTTGTCTTTGGTGATATGTGCATGGATGGCTGGTGGCAGAGCGGCGGCGTGCAGAACCAAGTAGAGTGTCGCCGGCATGACCTGTCTGATGGCTTTGCTATTATCGGCGTGTGGTCGCAGCCTAGAGTAATCCCCGGCTACAGCACAGGCTCTGCTCAGCTACGCAATGATGCGGGCAGTGCTTACGTAGAGCTTGCCGGAGACACGATTAACATCGTAGGCGGTACGGTAAACATTAAAGCAGGACGGGTGAACATCAATGAGTAGTGCAACGCGTTTAGGCGATTTGGATACCGGTCATGATGCCTGTGCTCCGACAGCACTCGTATCGGCCAGCCCTAACGTATATATCAACGGCCGCGCTGCAGGACGCGTGGGCGACAGTTATGCGCCTCATGGCTGCGTCGCGCATCCGACGCATAGCGGCGTCATCGCCAGCGGCAGCAGCTCCGTATACATCAACGGCAAGGCTGCAGGGCGCATTGGTGATCCCGTGAGCTGTGGGGGCACTGTAGCCGAAGGCAGCAGTAATGTGTTTATTGGAGGCTGATATGCAGGTTAGACGTTTAGACGACAATTGGGATTACTGCTTTGGTCGTGGCTCTCAAAATTACATCAGCGGTATCGAAGCTGTCGGGCAGGCGATAAAGCAGCGCCTGCTTTTGCTGTACGCTGAGTGGTGGGAAGACCTAAAAGATGGGCTGCCGTTGTGGGAGCAAATCTTAGGCACGTCCGGCAGCGAAGAGAACAGGCAGGCTGTAGATATTATTATCCGCGACCGTATAAGCGGCACGGAAGGCGTGCAGTCTGTCACGTCTTTTGAATCAAGCTACGAACGCAGACATTATAAATTTACGGCAACTGTAGAGACTATCTATGGCTCGTTGACTATTAGTAGTGAGGAGGTGCAGATGTGACGTATTTTAAACCTTATGTTGATAGTACGGGATTGCATATCCCTACCTACAACGATATTTTAGAGGATATGATTGCTGCAATGAAGCAAATCTATGGCGATGATATCTATCTGGACAACAGCTCGCCTGATTATCAGCTGTTGTCCATTTTTGCTCTCAAGCAAAGCGATACGCTGCAGGCTATGGCGTATGCCTACAACGCACGCTCTCCTGAGACTGCTATCGGCACGTCACTTGACAGCGTGGTAAAGCTGAACGGTATTAAGCGTAAGGCTGCCAGTCAGAGCACGTGTCAGGTAAAAATCACCGGCACGCCATTTACACAAATCGTTAACGGTGCTGTGCGTGACCGCGCTGGCCTGACGTGGGATTTGCCATCTAGCGTGGTTATTGACTCTAGCGGAACGACTTACACTGTTGCGACCTGCCGCACGGCCGGAGCTGTGAGCGCTCTGGCTGGCGATATTAGCCAGATTGAAACGCCGACTTACGGCTGGGTGTCTGTAACGAATGAAGTTGCTGCTGTGCTGGGTAATGCGCAGGAGACCGATGCGCAGCTGCGTGAACGCCAGACTATCAGCACTGCGAATCCGTCGCAGACTATGCTGGACGGAACGAAGGGCGCGATTGCTGCTCTAAAAAATGTTTCCCGCTACGCTGTGTACGAGAACGATACCAACGTTAGCTCTGTAACGGATGATAATCCGTATGGACTGCCAGCTCACTCCGTGACCTGTGTGGTCGAGGGAGGGACGGATGAGGATGTGGCGGAAGCAATTTTTTTACACAAGGGCATAGGGTGTTATACCAATGGTGATGTAGTTGTAGAATATACGGATCAGAACGATTATATAAATCGTGTGCGATTTTTCCGCCCTGTCTACAAAGATATTTTTGTTAAGGTCGTAATCAAAAAATATACAGGCTATATATCCACTATGACTGTCAAAGTCCGTGAAGCTGTTTATAATTATCTGGCCGCGCTGACGATTGGCAGTGACGTATCTGCGTCGGTGCTGAGCAACATCATTACCGATTGTAATCCCTCACTCACCAAGCCTATCTTTGGCATTAAGGATCTGAAGCTTGGGCTGGATAAATCATCTATGTCTGCGCAGGACATTGATATAGGTTTTAAGGAAATTCCGAATCCTGCGTATGCGAACATTGAGGTGACGCTGGAATGATGCAGAATCTTGATTATTATAAGCGCCTGGTTACGAGCGAATATCGCCACAGCCCACGCTTTATGGCGATGGTACAGAAGCTGCTTAGCTATGGTCTGGGAATTGATGACAGCATAAATAATATGATTGTGGCGTTTGAGGTGGACAATGCTAGTACAGCACAGCTGGATATTTTAGGGCAGATTGTTGGTGTAAGCCGCCAACTGAATTTTGAGCCGTCTGCTGCTGCCATTGGTGAGGTTATTTGTCCATCGCCAGCAGAAATGGCAAGCGGTGAGGTTTATCCGATAATTTATACGCCTACGCCTGATAAATTGGCGAGCACGCCCATGCTTACAGGTTATCCGCCGGCGGAAATGGGCGAGGGTAATCTGCTGGATGACGAAGTTTTAAGGTTGATGATTAAGGCCCGCATTATCCAGAACACCTGGAAGGGCACAATTGGTGAGCTGTACGATTTATGGGACGCTGTCATGGGCGCTAATAAAAAACTGTCCATTGAGGACTTGCAGGATATGAGCTACAACATTGTGCTGCAGGGTGACTACACGCAACTTGAGGAAGAACTCATCATCCATGCTTACGTTATCCCAAAGCCGGAAGGCGTGCGTATCAATGTGCTGACGTTTGTATCTACAGACGGCTTGCCTTTGTTTAGTTATGATTATAATACTATGCGTTACAGTGGCTATGAGAGCCATTGGGCGGAAGCAGAAAAGGGGAATTGATAAATGGCTAGTAGTAATTTTAAGGTTTTTGCTGAAGCCGTGGCAGCGCTGAATGTTGTGAGCGACGCAGAGTATGCTACGGATACACAGCGTATTAACGGCGTTGTGCCCGGTCTTGCTTCTGCAGCTCTGCATAACAAATTATACAAGCAGGGCACGATTATGGCTGCTGCGCTGGCGCAGGTGCTCGTGGAGCAGGGACAGAACGCTTTGGACAGCGATTACGCAGGCCTTGTTGCCTCAATCAAAAAAACATTCATGCTGTCGCTGAATGGCGAGAAACCGGATGCTAAAGGCAATCTGCAGAAGAATTTTGTATATAGTGTCGAGGGGAGAACTCCAGACAAAAACGGTAATGTTGCGCTGGATATTGACTATCTGAACGCGATGAGCTTTGTTGGCTCCGTGGTCATCACAAAGGATAACATCAATCCCGGTACGCAGATTGGTGGCACGTGGCAGCTTCTGCAGAGCGGTCGATATATCCGCTCTGCTGGTGATGGTTATGCTGGCGGTGCTCTTGGGGGTAGCGATGGCTTTGTGCTTACGCAGAAACAACTGCCTGCACATAGTCATGAAGCTACAATTTATGGTGCTGGCAATCATAAGCATGATATCTATGTCAGCAATTGGCAAACCCATGGCGGCAGTGGTGGTGCAGGATATCAAGCTCATGAGCGCCGCTGGGGCGCAACTGAAGAGTCTGGAAATCACTCGCATCAAATATCCATCCAATCTACTGGCAATGGAGAAAAAGTAACTTTTGAGCCATCTTACTTGTGCTTATATTTTTGGGTGCGTACTGCGTGAGGTGATATGAATGAGCAATGCAAGAATACAGTTTAGCCTTGCAAGCGAGGATGTGTGGCTCGCCTACAATCCTCAATTAAAAGAAGGCGAAATCGTCACAGTCTTAAAGGCTAATAAAAAAGTTAAATTGGTGCAGGGCAAGGTCGGCGGCTCAAATTACAGTGAGAGCACTGTAATTTGGGATGAGGATGAGGCGCAGGCTATTATGAGCCGTACAGAGGCTGCTGCAGTAACTGCTACTGCGCAGGCTGCTGCTGCAAGTGATAGTGCGTCTGCCGCTGCTGACTCTCAAGCTACTGCTGCAACGTTTGCAACGAATGCTAAAGCAAGCGAGAACGCTGCCAAAACTAGCGAGACAAATGCTAAGGTATCAGAGACTGCTGCTAAAAACAGTGCCACGTCTGCTGCGTCCTCTGCGTCCACAGCAAGCACGCAGGCGGGCAAGGCTGCTGATAGTGCGACTTCCGCTGCCGGAAGTGCTACGCAGGCTGGTACGTTTGCAACAACGGCGACAAACAAAGCTGCTGCTGCCAACAAGAGCGCTGCTGCTGCCGACAAGAGCGCTGCTGCTGCCGACAAGAGCGAAAGTAGCGCAAAGACTTATATGGATATGACAAAAGACCTTAGCGAAAATGTTAATGTGTTTGTTCCATCAGTTGATGCTGACGGAACTTTGACATGGACGAACAAAGCGGGATTAGCTAATCCCGCCGCAGTCAACATCAAGGGCGAAAAAGGCGACAAGGGCGACCCTGGCCCGCAAGGGCCGAAAGGCGATGGAGCAATTACTGTTGATAAGGAACTTAGTGCTACTTCTGTGAATCCCGTCCAAAATAAGATTATTAAAGTAGCTATCGATAATGTTGCTGATAGTATCCCTAAGACTTCCGTAGAAAACACTTGGACAGCGCAACAGACGATAAACTTTTTGTCGGTATATCATGAAAAGTATCCTATATACATCGTAAGTGGTACGAATGATACGCCGATTATATCTGCAATGATGTATAAGGCAACTAATAATTTCACACTTGATTTAGGTGCTTTGGCAATGAAAGTTGATAAGTCACAAATCTCTGTATTTAGTGCGTACTTTACAGCGGATGCAGACTATGCATTGACTATCACTAACTGTGGAACTGTTAAGTATATAGGGTCTGCATCTGATGTAGCTATTACAAGCTCCGGTTTGCTTTTAAACATTATGATGGTAAAAGATGCCAGCAATAATCTGACCAGCATTGTGCAAGCATCTAAGTTATCGTGAGGTGAGCAATATGGGACTTAATCGTATGATGATGGGAAAAGGTGGAGTAAAGGTTGAAGATGGTAGCAAGTATTGGACGTGGTCTGATACAAATAATAAAACAATAGCTTTTACTGTCCCACAAGGGATTAAGAGAATCAAAGTGGTTGCAGTAGTTGATTCGGTTGAAGGTAACCCGCAAGATTCTAATTATGCTTCTATAGAAAATAAAATGACTAATAAAACATGGGGCGAAGGTTTCTCAGAATCTGCTGAAGACGGAGAACTCCTGGACCATCAAGATATTGATTCCGTTGTAGGTGTGACACCAAATAAAATCTATACATTGTATTTTGACTGTTATGCTACAAGTGGTGTGACTTTTTCATGGGGTAAAGCAATAAATGATATGACACCTACAGTTGAAGATTATTAAGCAAGGAGGCTAACGCATGAATACAACCTATAAATACAAAGACAAACAATACAATAACATTTACGAGCTTTCGGAAGCCTTAGGGCAGGAAGGTATCTTTATTCCTCTCTCCATCTCCGAAGAAACCCTTTGCAAGTTGGGTGTCGAAGTGACGCATGAGGAAGAACCCTTAGAAGTAATCAAACAGCGTAAGATTTCGGAGCTTAAATATCAGCGTGATAAAGCAGAGGTAAAGCCTATTACCTACCAAGGTTACTCGTTTGACTACGATAGCAAAGCGAGGGGTAGAATCAGTGCTGCAATTATTGCTCTTGAAGTGGCAGGTGCTTCCGCCACACTCACATGGACTACCGCAGACAATCAGGACGTCAGCGTAACCGCTGCCGACCTGCGTGCTATCGTGGCCGCTGTTGCTGTGCGCAGTAATGCACTGCATATTGCCTACCGCAAGGCTAAGGCGCAGGTTGAAGCTGCTGGTTCTGCAGATGAAGTAAGAGCCGTAACAATGAATAATTAGGAGGTTTTAAAATGGATTTTTTAGCTTTGCGATATGCCGTTTATAATACGGCGCACACTTTGACTCATGGCTTTACTTACAAATCGGTGATTGGAGCTATTTTGGCGGTACTGCTCCATAAACACGCTGTGTTGTTTATGGTTTTCAGCGCATTGGTATTCCTTGATTGCTTCACGCGCTGGATGAGCTTGTCTTACAAGCGTCTGCAGGGCATGGGACAAACTCCATCTGTAATGCAGATTATCGGTGGCATCGAGGCAGCGCGCACAGAAGGATTAATTTCCAGTGAGGTGATGAAGCATCGCTTTGTCGGAAAGGTAATCGTGTATATCCTCTGCGTGCTTGCCGCTGTGCTGGTAGATTTGGCCATGATCACGCTGCAGCAACCTGTGTGGGCTGTCCCGCTGGTGGCAGGTTATCTGGTCATCACAGAGCTGCTGTCTATTTGCGAGAACCTCAATGACGCTGGTATTGAGGCAGTGCAAGGTCTTGTTAATATTATCAAAAAGAGAAGAGGTTGATTGTTATGGCTATGTTATCTGCTCATTTTTCTGAGTCCGAATTTGCTTGCAAGCATTGCGGCGAGTTGCCGACATATGGCATTAGCTCTGCATTGCTGACTGCTCTGGAACGTTTGCGTGCACGTTTAGGTCGCCCAATCTATATCAGCAGTGGCTATCGTTGCCCGGTACACAATGCTGCTGTAGGTGGCGTGTCTAACTCTCAGCATGTCGCTGGTACTGCCGCTGATATCTACGTTGACGGCGTATCTACGCGTGAGTTGGCTCGCATCTGCAAGCAGATTTTTGACGGCGTGGGTACTTATGTATCGCAGGGCTTTGTCCATGTCGACATGCGTGCTGGTGGCTCCGTGCCGGGCTATTATCTGTGGGAGGGCTAAGATGTGGAAAAAATATTTCGCAGTTACTGCAGCTACATTGTGCTTGCTGTTGCCTGCCTCTGCATCGGAGGCATCATCGGCTACAACCTACACAACCTACACGATGACGGCGGCGGAAATGTCAGCACTCGACAGCAGGTTGAGTCTGCTGCTGCAGCAAACCAAAGTCACCAGGCAAGCGCTGGCAGAATCACAAGCAGCGCTGAACGAGTCGAGAGCAGAATTGAGCAAGCTCAAGACGGAATCAATAAAGCTGCAGATAGAACTGCAAGCTCAGAGCAACTTATTGGAGAGTGCCAACAGATCCTTGCAGGCATCCGCCAAAGAGGAAGCTCGCACCCGCCGCAGAATTAAAGCACAGCGCAATACCGCTATCGTTACGGCCGTTGGTCTGCTTGCCTATGCTATTAATAAATGATGATTGATTGGGAAAAAGTGATATCTTAGGAGGTCTTGTATATGGATGTCACTCGTAAGCGAGCGCGTGCGTGGCTACGTATGTGCTCACGAATCGAACTTGACCGTGCCATGGAAGAAGCACGGCTTACGGAGCAGCAGCGGGAAGTCATCGAGTTAATGTTTACCCGAGGCTTGTCCGTGGTTGCTATCAAATTACGCTGTAATATGGACGAGAGTACAGTAAAACGTATCCTTGCCCGCTCTTACGACAAAATCTACAATGTCATCATGTAACCTGCGCCCCAGTGATCCTGGGGTGCTTTTTTTATGCCCTTTTATTGCGCTTTTGCACATCGCTTTTACCTATACAATGTAGACAGAAATGAGGTGAGCTTATGAATTTTGCAAATATGCCAAATCAACCGAACCTGCCGCCTATGCCGCAGCTCTTTGGTCAGCCAGCACAGCAGATGGCTCCAGCTGGTGAGATTGTATGGGTGCAGAGCGTCGACCAGCTCAATGCTTTAACTCTCCCGCCTAATGCGTCAAGAATCTACATGAACTCTGCTGATGCGGAGTTTTACATTGTAACTACGGACAAAATCGGCATGAAATCTGTGGCAACATACACGTTTGTGGAGAAGCCTAAACCGCAGCCTGTAGAGTACGTTACCAAGGCGGAGTTTGCAGAGCTTATCGCTCTGCTGAAAGGAGCGCAAAATGAATCCAATTTACCAAAGACAGAATCAGCAGCAGCGTCAACCTCAGGCGGGCGACCTGCAGGTCATCAAGCAAAATCTCAATGATAAAATGCTGCAACAATTTATAGCCCAAGCTAAGCAGCAGGGAATCTCTGACAATGATATCAATGCTGGCTTGCGAATGCTCGGGTACAAGTAGGCATCACGCGCGATGTGCATTATTATAAAAGGAGGGATATCTTATGGATATCGGCGAAGCAATGGCGTTGACCAATAGTAACAATAACTGGATGAACAATCCGTTTATGTATCTTATCTGGCTGGCGTTTTTTGGCGGCGACGGTTTTGGCTTTGGTCGTCGTGGTAATACCTTAACTCAGGCAGAATTACAGGAAGGGTTTAATAATCAGAATGTAATGCGTAGTTTGGAAGGTATTAAAAACGGTGTTTGTGATGGTTTTTACGCTATGAACACAAATGCTCTGCAAGGTCAAAATCATCTGCAACGTGATATGTGTCAAGGCTTTGGTGCCGTGACAGCCGGCATTACTAATACTGGCTATCAGCTGGGTAACCAGATTACGGAGAACCGTTTTGCGGCTCAGCAGTGCTGCTGCGAGACTAATCGCAATATTGATAGCGTTAAAGCTGAGAATTACAAAAATACTTGTGAAATCACTACTGCTATCCATAGCGAAGGTGAAGCTACTCGTGCTCTTATCACTGCTAACCAAATGCAGGAGCTGCGTGACAAACTGGCAGACCGTGACCGTGAACTGCAAGCAGAACGCTATCAAGTTAGCCAGCTCACTCAAAGCGCTACTATCATCGAGGCAGTGCGTCAGCTGTTAGGTCAGCGTGGTTGCGCTGGCTGCCAATATCTGACTGCTGCTTGATTGGCGGTGAGAGGTAATGGCTTATCTGAATAGTTATAATCTTGCTAGTCAGGCTCTGGAGGTTGGTAATGTTATTGCACTGGGTGCTAACGACGTGCAGTTTAGTGGGTGCTGCAATGGTTTGAGCCATGCAGCGGGCACTGGCATTATCAACATCAAAGCTCCGGGTGTGTACGAAGTCAATGCTACGGTGACCGTTACTGCTACGGCAGCTGGTGCTATCGGGATACAGCTCTATAATGGTGCTGACGCTATACCTGGTGCATCTGCTACACAAACAGCGGCTGCTGCTGGTGTGGTGACGCTGCCTATCAGTAAGTTGATCCGCGTGCGTCCGTCCTGCGCTGCTGTCGGTAATGCGGCAAATCTTAGCCTGCAACTGACAGGTGGTGCCGGAACGGTTACCAGCGTCAATGTAGCAATACATCAAATCGCTTGATTTTATGCGGTATAGTCTTTAATGGCTATACCGCATATTTTTTTATTTAAAATTTAAATTTATGACTTGCAATAATCAAAAAGTAGAGTTAATATACATATAATGAAGATGAAAGGTGGTTATGAACCATGAAAATTATTGATGTTATGCAACAATGGAATGATGATTGCAATGATTCTTTTCAAATGCTGGCTGGTGAATATTTTTTTGAACAACTCGAATACGATTGCAGCGAAATTGAAGCTTTGAAAGCTACAAAATCGTATCTGGAAAAATTCACTGAGGCTGATTTTGCCGAGCTCATCGGTGGAAAAGATGCTTGGCTGGAAGCGCTAAGAACAATAGATAGTCTTTTGAAAGCCTAAATCCCTCACCGCTAACTAAATTTTAGTTAGCGGTTTTATTTTGACCACTTTTTGACTGCTACATCTAGACAGATATGCAAAGATATAGTAAAATATAACATAGTGTGAATGTTGTCTACCTGCGTAGACATGCGGAAAATGGGGATTTATGCCTTTTGGGGCTGTGGTCTAAAAATGGTCTTGAAAACTAGCGAAGGTGCAAGCCTTCCGTGGGTTCGAATCCCACCCTTTCCGCCATTTTATGCGGGTTCCGG